GGCTTATGCCAAGATCCACAATGAAGGCGGGTACATTGTCGTAACGGAGCGAATGAAACGTTATTTTTGGTATTTGTACATGAAGTCGACCGGATCAATGCAAAAGAGGAAAAATGGCGAATTACGGCAAAATAAAGCCAATGAGCGGCTGTCTACAATGGCTTCTTTTTACAAAAGTATGGCACTTAAAAAAGTAGGCAGCAGGATAAGAATCCCCAAACGTCAGTATATGGGTGAGTCCGCTACGTTTATGAAGCAACTCGATACATGGATCGCATCGGAGATTGACAAACGATTCTCGAATATTTAATCTATATAGTTATGATTTGGACAGACTGCTACAAAGAACTGGTTGAAATAATACGGAGCAAAGATGAGTTCCTCGCATCTATCCCGGATGAGTACTCCGAGCTAAGGGAACGGATGGAAAATACACCGGGGATTGAACATATAGACATGTGGCATGAACAGGTTAGTTTTCTCGATGAGGAACATCCCTTTTCGTCCCCGGCTGTATTCATTGAATTTAATACGCTGGGTATTGAGGATGAAGGGTTACTCGTTCAGCGGCTTCACACGCAGATTGATTTCCGGCTGTTTTACGAAACTTTTTCCGATACCTACGAAGGTGCGGCAATGCAGGAAGAGGCGTTGTCCTTTCTTGACCTGTTGACATTGCTGGGGATGATGTTACACGGAAAATCGGGAAAGAACTTCGGCACGCTCCGACGTACCCATGTCGGACGGGAAGAGTCGGGGGGTGCGGGAAACCTGTACCGGATCAGCTTTGAATGTGAAATCATGGATTACACCACAATGGAACTTGCAAGCCATGCCGACATGAAAGACCGTGAAATGAAAATTAGCAATGGGGACTTACCGGAGAAAACGGAAGACGAAGAACCGCTGTATCATCTATGATGCAACGGTTAAAAACCAAGACTAAGTTGATTTGTATCGTTCTTTTTTGAATCGGGCTTTTTGCCCTCTTTTAATTGTTCGTAATATGATAAATTCTCCGATATATAAAAAATCCGTTTGTAGATGTAGTTCTGATCAAGAAAGAACAGGTCATGACTCATACGTAAAAGAACATCCTCCAAACGGATGCGCTTTTTATCATAGAGAAGATAGAACGTTTCTACCATCTTCCGGTCACGTATTTTGGTCATTTCAGGATTCCGCATAAGAAAGCATTATTATAGCGCAAATATACGGATTTCCAGTGATTTGTCAAAATTGAATATAAGCCTGCGGGGGAAAGGCTATAAAAAAGCCCCCAGCCTGTTAGTAAAGACGCCAATCACATACTAACAAAATGCGAGCAGACGCACAGCCGGGGGCAAAGACCCTTGCTGCGTCTGCTCGCATTTTTGCTTTATGTGATTGGCATTGCAAAGATAATCAAATTTGTATTATTATAAACATTCATTTTAAAAGAGTATGAGCATGTTGAAAGAAAAAGTTACGGGGATGGCTACCGGATATACAGTAAATGCACCACAATGGGTGAATACGTCCACACAAGCACCAGAGTTCAAGTCCTTTTATAAGACCGTCTCCGGGAATGAAGGGAATAAATGCAATTACCCGACACGTTTAGACCTCTACGGCTGTGGATGCTTTCACGACTGTTCTTATTGTTATGCAAAGTCGCTTCTTAATTTCAGGGGACTATGGCATCCAGATAATCCGTCCGTTTCCCGGACGGACAAAGTGGAGAGGAAGATCTGCAAATTAGAGCGGGGAACAGTTGTGCGTTTGGGTGGAATGACTGACTGTTTCCAACCTTGTGAGGCTGTTTACAGGGAAACCTATAAAGCAATTCAGAACCTGAACCGACAAGGGGTACACTACCTTATCGTGACAAAGTCCTCAATGGTGGCAGATGACAGATATATCCGGTTGATGGATAGAAAACTGGCACATATACAAATATCTGTGACTTCTACGGATGACACACTTTCACGTACATTTGAAAAGGCATGTCTGCCATCC